TACTACCTATTCGTTCAAAAAGATCTTTTACATAATAAAACCACAATACACCCTTGACAACTAAGCTGCTGTTTATTGTTGACTGTACACCTGTGTCATGTATAGGATATACAAATGACTGTGTGTAGTCACGATTTCTGAAATCATATACATTTCCTAAATTCCAACGCGCATCAACAAGCAATGGTATATCGCTAAAATCAATCGCGCTCATTTTCGACTTATTCAGCTTGTCGAACAAAGTCCCATTCCCGGCGCGAATTGACAAGGTTATGTCCGTGCTGACCTGCTCGATTATGACCGTTACATTTGTTGCAATCTCAATTCCACCAGATACGATCTTGCCTACCTGTTCCTGATACTGACTGCCCGAATAATCCTCGAACTGACGAACACCCAGCGCATCCCGGTTCTTCTTTGTTGCCGGAACAGTGAACTTATTAGTGAACGAACTGAACCTGTTCTGCAATGACCCTATGGATGCAGACTTGCGCGTTAATGCAACAACCGTATCTGACCTCAGATCAAGTTCAATATCGTTCACAATTACCTTTATCATGCCGTCTGATTGAATTGCTCCGGGAATACAATGCTCATCTCGATTCTGAATAGATTATCATCCCCCCGACCGATGGTGAACGTGCCGGGTTCAACCAATACGCCAGTTCTTTTCCATCCAGTGCCATCCGCAGTCAGCACATCAACTTTAGTAGAAGTTAGCAACGATTTAAGACCATCTATTTGATTGCGTGTCAATCCCTCTGCGCCAATCGTTAATTTCTTAAACGGTTTTTTCTCGTACCAATTCGCACGCTCTGTCAGGTTATCAATCGTATCAAATGCCGTCTGGTAAGTATCGCCCCCATCAACCTGCAATGATTCACTATACTTAGCGTTAAATAGCCAATAAGAGCGATTGCCGAGCGCACCAAGCCATTGAAGATATATCCCATTACAATCAAGGTCCTCCGGATTGATCACATCGAAGTAATGAACTTCCGTTAATCCAACACCTCCTGGTGATAATTGCAATTGAACAGAACCACTTACCACCTTTTGACCCCAACTGCTGATGTCTGTGTCCGGTTCGATTCTGTTTAGATAATTAATATCAGCAACATTAAGAGGTCCAGCAGCACTCCCACCAATTTGAACCCCTGCTGAATTGTAAAATGCAGTCACAATCTGAGTATTGACTGCAACTAAATCATTCGGGAAAATATAACTCACATCAAACGGATAGCCTGCAAAGTACCTACTTCGGGCAAAGTCAGTTAGGAATTTTCCACTAGGCCCAGACGATGGGTAATATTCTGCATAGTTACCATTATAATCATGACCGATCTGAAACGCCCCATTAACGCCGAAACTTGCTGAACTGTAACTTTCATAAGGCTGATAAGCTACGCCTGCAAATTGTCGCCATGCTTCCCGTGTTCTGAACTTAAAAGGTATGGTTGAACCAGTGTCTTTTTCGCCATTCGCAGAAGTGTTCAGCGTTATTGTGTCAGGATTGCTTGTGTATGATTGCAGCGATCCGGATATGTCTATCTTAATCAATCCAGTGGTGTCAGGTGTTGCAAGTAAAGTAGCAAGTATCTGATCATTAGTAGGGGTTGCAGAGGCTGATATTGTTACAATTTGAACCTCAATAAAGTAACTTAGTCGCTGAGTAGTGTTATTTGCATATCCGGGATAAGTACCGACTGGCAAAATTATTGAAACATTCGTAATAAGATTGTTGCCGCTCAAACTTGTAACCGTTGCAAGCCCAGAATAGATGCCCGGACAATTCACATAAAGAACATCATTCTGTGCCGCCCCAGTTGCTGATCCGAAATTCAGCCGAAGAAATCCGCCTGATTCGGAAACGCTCGCAAACTCATAATCTTTACGCTGCCATTCAAGCAATATAGGATTGTGTACCGCAACCCATCTGGATTCAATCGGTGGCGATCCGCTGTTGGGTACATACTGCCCTAAGTCGCGTGTGTTGTATAGTGCCATTATCCTTTAAAAAGTTCTGTTCTGAATTTTGAAATAACATCTAACACCACAGACTTGGCTAACTTTTCAATGCGCCCGTCTTCAATCACGCCTGAAATAACCCGGCTTGGTGCTGACCTGCCGTAAAAGTCAGGGCTGCCAGACTTGCTCTGATGCAGTCTTGTACCCTCAATATGTATCTTCCGCGTAATGATATACGCCAGTGAATCCTTACTGATTTTGCCTGTTGGTGTGATCCCCTTGTCATCAATCCAACTTCGGATCGCCTGCCTCAACTCACCATTACCACCGCCGCTTGTTGGCTTCCGACCTAACTCAATCGCCCCCGCATATCTCAGTCCGGTTACAACCAACTGATCCGGTTTGATCTCAGCCTTTAAAGACCGATTAAACTTACCCGAAGCCGTGACACCGGATGAATCCATCGACTCGCGCAAATCCTGAATGAACCGCGCTGCAAAGGACTGAAGTATATCCGTGTCAATTACTATGGCCATCAAGTAATAGGCAAATCAGGATCATAGGTTGCGCATACCTCTTCTGTCATCGGGAGTAATACAACACGCAAATATTGGAATACCCCAGATGCCTTCACATCGAATAACTCAATGTAATCGCGTATCGGTTGCGTGATGGCAACGCTCTTAACTTCCTCGTGCTTGTCTAAATTCAGGACCATCCGCTTTGCCTCTATCCGCATTGCCTCGATCTCAATATCGTGATCAGGTTGAGCATTGCTGCGCTGTGTGTTTTCGTTGTATGCACCGTAAATGAGCAGTATATCGTAAACCTCTTCCACATTGTTGGCCCGGTAACTATACGGCATGTCAATTGGCCTATTCAATAAGACGAACGGTGAAGGTACAGTATCAACTGAAACATTTGCTGCTGATCTCGGTTCGCTGATGAACGTGCTAATATTAGTCATCGTTGCCACGCATTGCTGAATAATCTGCACTATCCTCATTTGCGTTTTGATTTACGTTCCATAATATCAGCCATCTTTTTCTCGTATTGGTGCTGCTGCTGATTCATTAGCATTTTAATCAACACATCCTGCATCGGTAGCCTAACAACCTGATTCCATTTGATCAGATCACCACCCGCCAGTGTATCAATACTGTTCATTGCTCCGAATCTCTTAAAGTCCTTAACTCCCGCCCGTATTTGTTCAGCTGAATAATCCGGCTCGCTGAACTTGGCTTGTTTGAAAAACTCAGAAACTTGGCTAAAAAAAAACCAGCAATTGCAAAGGCCTCTGATAATGGCAGGGCGCCTACAAACTGCTCAATCACCTTTTGACGGTCCTCTGAATACTTCTCAGGATTCTGAATGCAGATTGCTATACATGGTGCGACCTTGTCAATATCCTTGCGCTGCTTATCGTTAACGATCGTTTCCAAATTCAAATGTTGCGCATAGATCATAGCACCGGGTTTGAACGAGCGCAGAAAGTACCGAGAATCACCCAGCTGAAATATCTCAGGCGGTCTTTGATTTAATAAATCCTGTTCGTTTACATCCTCATTGAGCCATTGCAATACCGGAGTAATTAACGCATCAACATCACCAGTGCGCAACCGATAACACGTATCGTATGGCAACCCGGTAAGTATCGACAAGGTCACAACAACATCCGCATTTTTATTGGCCGATAAATCAATCGCCTGTTTTAAAGTAACATCAGCCCACCTTGTCGGTACGTGAACCTTTTTTTTATCAATTAGGAATGTTACCATGACCTTGTTTTCTTTCTGCTGATATTTATTTTTGCCCCTATCACCTTGCTTCTGATAATCCCTGTTGAGCCATAACGCCCCGCATCCATCCCGTCATCGAATGCCTTAACAGGATCATCCGGTGAATTGTCGCTCCATTTGTAGGATTTAATTTCACGTTTCAAATTTACACTTTCTGAAGTTATGATTAACGGCCTGCTTTTAACTTTTAATATTTGCTCTTTAACCGATCCCGGATATTTCTCAACTGCCCTGATCCGGTACCCTGCACGCTGAATGTCCTCGATAGCTTCCGGCCTTGCACCGTCTGCGTAAATCATCACGTTGCGATCAACTCTGGTTTCTTTCATCAGCCGGATCAGATCAGGTATTGTCAGGTGCGATTGATAGATCATCTCGTGCCACTGAACCGAATCGCCAACGCTTCCGACCTCAACCAATACGGTGGGGTGATTATACCCGAAGTCAAGGCCATAAGCTCGTTCATCTGGTACCTGATAGGCTCGTTGCGAATAATGCGAATAAACCTGATTGCGTACCGTTGCAGGCATACCCTCACCGTAAATGCGCCACAAATCAAGATCGGCCTGTCTGAGGAATTCAATCTCTGCTATCGTTTCTGCGTTCAGATAAGGGTTGTCCTTGTAAGTTGTAATGATCCGCACCGCATCCGGCCTTTGATCTAATTCAGTCAGGAACCAGTGGTCTATCTCGGTTGGGTTATAGTCGGCAATAATTCGCCCGGTTGTCCTTAGTGCCAACTGGCGATAAACGCTAAAATCGGCTTCCATTATCTCGTTGATAAACAATATATCCCGTTTTCGACCCTGTACCTTTCCAGGTGAATCCATGCCAAAAAACTCAAACAAGTTGCCGTTCAGTCGGTAGGTGTGTTCAGTCCTGTTGTGATCCTGTTCTCGATAAAGTCCTGCCTGATTCAGCAGCTCGAAAAAGTCACGCATTGTTGATGCCCGTAATGCGTTGAATGTTTCCCGGCAGATACTGATCGTTCCAATCCCGTTGAATTGTACCGCAAGGCTGATCAGGTATTGTAAAGCACTGTAAGTCTTACTGCTACGTGCGCCGCCCTGAAGCGCAACTATTCGATGCTTAGGTACGTTCTCAATTAAAAAATGAAGATTGGGACTCACTTTGCAGCATCCAACCAGTCAGGCCTGTTCTTGAAATCGTGCGTGTTGTCAATAAACTGCTTAGCCTTGCCGTAAGCCCGATCAAGGAGAACCTCAGCAGCTCGAACATCACCTTTTGCCGCCTTTGCTCGGAGTGCCATCAGGATAGCCTCCGCCGCCGTCTTGCCGTCCTTTTCCTCTCCCAACACCTCTGCAAGTAATACCTCAAGTTCCGGTATCTTCTTTGGCCGACCAAGTGGATTGCCAGTCTTACCTTTTTCAAAGGGCTTCGCTCCCTGCGGTGTTTCTCCTTTCTTAAATGGCATGGTGAGGAGTTTTGAGCGAGGAGGTCGGTATAACCGCCATTTCCTGACTGGAAGCCAAGCTGCTTTTATTTAGCACACCCTCGCGTGTTTGTTTTCTGCTTTGCAAAGATACTTTTTTCCCTTTATACATTCCAGCACCCATTTCATCTATTTTGCTAAATGGTAATATTGGAACGGTTATTTTGCAAGTTTTGTCAATTAGGTAAATGTATTTTAATTGATGTCCTTCTATTGGTTTTGCTTCGCCTTGTTCTATTAAATATCTTGAATAATATTTACCATTAATTGATGGATAGTTTTTATTGTCTAAACTTTTTTTCGCAATTGTTTTTCCATTCCAATTTAATATTTGATTGTTTGTTTTTAATCCTATTAATTGAAAGCCACTTGCTCTATAAATCGTTCCGTCTCCGCATTGGCTACCATCAGCAAAAGAAACAATCCATTTTATATGTGGTGCATTTTTTTTAATCAACTTAATACTGATTGCTATACATCTGCTTTCTGAATATTTTGGCAAATAATCATCAAAAGCCATTCTATTTAATTCAATAAACTCATTCCATCCTGTGTTTTCTACTGCTAATTTAACTTTTGATTTATCCATTGAATTACCGTAACTCATAACTCCGTGTAATTTTTCATCTAAAAAACAACCGAAATGCAAAGTTGAGTTTGGCACTACCTTCCCGCTATAATGATGTTTCTTTACAAACTCATTAGCAATTTTAGAAGGTATTACTTTTACAATTATATCCTTTGCTCTGCCCATTGCATAATGATTAAATAGAGTGCGTTACCGTTTGAATTTTCGTTGCCCATCGTTTCGGCATACTTATACTCTTCTGTTTCCTTTATATCTGCTATTGCGTTTTTAATTTGCTCCGCTTGTTCATCTGCAAGGGTAAAAGTCATTTGCTGAAATGGTGCTTTATCACCATCAGGTAGTGTAAAATCAGTTCCTAAATTATCAGCGTTTAAATCAAAGCCGGGTTCCACCTCACCCCAATCTGCCAACTCCTCTTTTTGCCATTCGGACAACTCTGACCAGTTCCAATCGGCAACATCGGCATTATCGTATAGGATAAACTTTTCTTTTTGTTCGTCAGTCCAATCATCAGCCAAAATAACAGGAGCCTGCTTCGCCCCGATTTCTTTTAATGCTTTCAACCGTTGATTGCCACCCAATACAACCAACTTTCCATCAGTATCGGTATAACACACCAACGCCCTTTTTTCGAGCATCTCAGGAAAATCACGCACCGATTCGACCAGTTTCTTGAAAGAATCATCCCGAATTATTCTCGGATTCTTTGGGTTCGGCTTTATTTCTGTTATATTTCTGATTTCCATTACTCTGAATAAACGCTTTTAATCCCGATTAGTTTCACGATCAGGTAGTTCATCAATCATTGACAGAATGTGATCCTTTATGGTCTTCAAATTTTCAACCTGATCAATCTGTTCCAATTTACGCTGCGCCCATGCAATACCTTCATCACCTCCCCAAGCGAGCCACATTCGTGCGCCACAATCTTCTTTTGGATCACCCTGAGAGTTCTGCCGATGCCTTTCAAACGCTGCCATCCGTGCAATGGTATCTCTGCTGATGTTCTCTCGGTTAGCTAATTGTGAAGCCCTGACCCATCCGACCTGAGTTCCGCACTGCTTTGGATATTCATCTCGCAGCCTGATAGCCCGTGCAGCATTATCAGATGCAGCCTGTGGGTAATCGTTATAACTTTCCTGAGCCTTTACAGATGCGTTCACCTGTGCCTGACAAACTGCATATCTCTGAGATTCATCCGGGAACTCTTCAATGGCCTTAGCATCACCCATGCAACGAGAAATGAACTCATCTGTTGATTCACTTGAAGATGGAGTTGGTAGTGGCATAGTTAGGCAAACTTAGTTACAATATCACGAAATTCCAAATCAGAGCGAACGATGAAGTAACGATGCCCCAATGATTCAACCAAATGCTGAAACTGAATCTGATCTTTGGACTGCCTTCCATCCGGTGTTTTCCATTCAATCCACACTATACCGTCTGGGATAAGATATGCCATATCAGCCACACCCGGAATAACACCCATTGATCTGTTCATTGCGCCCTTGATTCGATTTACCGAGTTGTTGTTGATGGCAAATATCCGACCTCGCAGATCAGGCCGTTCATTCCACAATTTTACAAAACTTGAACTTTGCAATTGAATTTCAGTCATATTTCAGTTTTTGTTGCATGGTTGTGAAATAGGATGCAACACATGAAAGCCGCACCAGTTAAAGGTTTCAGAGGATTTGTTGCACCGTTGCATCTTAAAATGAACTTTTCCAATAGTAGCCAGATAAAAAATAAAAAGTACATAATGTGTGCGTGTATGTGCGTATATGTGTGTGTGCGTATATACCCATACCCTTTAATACAATAATTTAAAATAAGGGTGCAACAGTATAAGGTAAGGCATGGTAGAGTAGGGATTGAGGTGTTGCATCTTGAAAATAATAAGGGTACAACAGGGCTGCAACGTGCAACACTATGCGAAGGGGTTAGGGCTTCCATTGGTCAGTTTGTTCACTTTGAATGCAGTCACTACCGAGCCGCCTATTCTCATCCGCTTTTTTTCAAATCCGAGGTTATTAAGTATTATGCCGATTCGTGTATTGCTGAGGTTCGTGTATTTGGTATCTGCTATCAGGAATTGGATTATCTGGGTAATGTTCATCCATTCAGGCATAACACCGTTAGGCGAAAGTTTCACTGCGATCAATTCTTCTTCGGGTGTTGATTGCTTGAAATCTTCTGTGTTCGCGTTAAGCTGATTGATTTCCTCGGCCAGTACGGAGTAATCGAATCCAGCCTTGTACATTGAATAAATCTCAACCCAGAGCTGTTCTTTGTCGCAGTTGTTGTAATGGGTATGGTCAATGCCGATGGTATGTATCGGAATTATGCGTCTGTTGCCCGTAGGATCGTTTAATATCTGCGTTTCGTTGGATGTACCACAAAAGACCGCTAACCGCTTTAAATCGACTGAAACGCGGCCATACGGCTCTCTGACGTTTATCCATTGCTTAGATGTGATTTCTTTCAGCCGTTTTTCTTCACGTTTGGATTTGCCGCCGTATTCGTCATCGAGGATTATCCATTTCTTTGTCATCAGGATTTCATCGTCTTTTCCGGCATCCATTTTGGATTCGGCAAACAATGGCTGAAGTTGCTGAGGTAAAAGATACCTGAACCAATGCGTCTTTCCTGTTCCCTGAATTTCACCGGATAGGACAAGGACAAGTGGTGAATGTTTGCCGTATGCTGATGCAACGGCACTAACAAGCCACTTCATGATCCACTTATCCGCATTGGGTGTGTCAGTGATGATTGAACTTAGCAGCAAGGCCAAGTTCGGGCAATCATCCTGAACAATCTGACGGTTAGCAAAAAATGAATGAATCGGGTTGTATGCCTCAATCCTGTTGCTGAATAGGATTGAACAGATCAGGTCTTTTGTGACGGCATCGAACGCAACCTTGCAATCCAAGTAAATTGAATTAATGTCGCTGTCATCAATCGGTTTGCCTCGAAGTTCAACGGCGCGAGTGATCAGGTTCTTTCGCAGCTTGTATGGCCTAAGAAAAGCGACAACGTCATCCACAAGGTTATCTGACTTGTGCTTAATGTCATTTCCAAACACCTGATTGATTATCTCTCGGCTTTGTTCGGGGCTTATTCCGGCAAATTCATGCAGGCTGCGTTCAACATCATCGGCTTTCACTCCTGCCCTCTTTTGACTTGCGGCAGATCGAACAACCTCCTTAGTCCGATCTGAGTATATCTCAATCCCGGATTGTTTTGCGTGGAAGTATATCGAGGCAATGGTTGCCTTTTTGGCCCGTTCGCCTCCGGTATTTTTCAGGCACGCATCAAACTGCCGATCAGTATCAGCCGCGTTATATTTTGAACTCAGGCTGCTGAGGGTGTGAAAATAATCACGGCCCGATTCGCTGAACTCGGAAATCAAGGCATAAGCCGTGCTGATCCATTCGCCGTAATCTTCGCAGATGTTCACACCTCGGTCATACATCTGTTTGATCATGTTGTCAAAGTCAGACCTGACAAACACCACCCGATTGATCTTTTTCGGCTTGTCTTTTTTCAGGTACTTTTTGAAAACCTGCGCTTTTTCGTTGAGGTACAGGTCGGGATCATAGCTGATGAACCTTGCCCGGCTGATATTCTTACCTGACTGATCAACAATAAGCTGATATGATTCATAAAGGTATGAGGCTAACCCCTCAAAGGCATCGGCATGACGTGTGCCATCAATCCGGATCAGTAGGCATAGCCCGTTACCGGAAATCGAAACGAACGCAGCATAAACGTATGGATCTGATTTGATCAGGTCTTTTACCGTTTCCGCGTTTTCAATGTTGTCAATGTCGATGGCGATAAATCCTGAATGCTTACGGATTGCCGCGTCTTTTCTTTCAGAGAACGATCCTGATACAGTTACCAAAGGGCATTTTTGCTTTTCGGCTGATCGGGCTTTCTTGTCTTTAATTGTCCGAATGTACAAGACTTGATCCTGCCATTGACCGTTCTTAACTCCGCGAAGAAAGTCGTGCAGTTCAATGTCCTTGTCCTGCTTATCAATTACGCTGCTGTAACTGGAGATGAAGATTTTTTCCATTGTGGGAATTTAAGGTTGATTGTTTTTTCAAAGTTTGATTTAATGAAGTCCTTGTTCCATTGGGTGTATCGTTTGCCTTTTTTCTTTGCCCAATCCGCACCCAGTTTAATTACTTGATCAAGTGCGGTCTGATAAAAGGCAGGATTCATTGATCTGCAACTGTCTGTTACCCGGCCAATGATTCGGTGAATAACGGCATAATCATTATGTCCCAATTCTGAGGCAGCGGAAATCATACGGTCAATGTCGATGGAGCCTGCCAATTTAATAATTTCATCAAGGCCTGGATCAATTATTTCCTTAACTGGAAATTCATATCCACATGGCACGTATCTTTCAGGCTCGAATAAATTAGCCGGCTGATAAATTTCCAAATCGCAAACCATTTTTCGCGCATGGATATAACCTTCACATTCCGGGCATTTTTTCATCGGGGCCAATCCATCCTTTGCTTTTCGCGGATGGTAAAAAATAGTTTCCCAATCGCGTTGCGATTCCCAAGTCCCGTGATCTATTACATTCGCGCCCATGTCGATAATGGTGAAGTGCTTTTTTGTTTCAGTCGGCCTTGACCCGCGCCCGCACATCTGCAACCACATCGGCATGGATGCTGTTGCTTTATTTATTATCACCGTCTGAACATCAGGCTGATCGAATCCTGTTGTTGCGATAAATACATTGCACAGGATTGCGTGAGGTGTGTCAGCAAACCATTTCAGTATTTGCTCCCGTTCTGCGCTCTCTCCATCCAAGTGCCTGCAATCAAACCCAGCAGATTGAAACGCCTCTGTGACAAGTAGCGAATGCGCGACCGAACAATTAAACACCAATGTTTTTAGCCCCATTGAATGCTTTTTGTACACATCCACCGTTGATTGCACGTACTTATTCGCCGAATACATTGCAGCCATTTGAACCGGATCGAAATCGCCTGCTTTCATTTTCAATTTTGCCCGTTCGATTTCCTGCTTCGGCCCGAATGTTTGAGGTGAACAAAGAAATCCATTGTCAATCAACTCCGGAATATCAATGCCGCAAACTATCGCATTAAAATAGTTTTTCAGCGGGTCTTTCTTTGTTGCGTTCAAAGGCGTTGCTGTGAATCCGATAATGTACTGATCGCGGTAGTGTTCAATTACTTTTTTGAAATTACCGATATGCGCCTCATCAATAATTATCAGCCCAATGTCCGGTAACTTATCAAACCTGCGGGATATTGTTTCCACCATCCCCACGTAAATCGGCGCATCTGGTATTGATTTCATTCCGGCAATGATCGGCACTGCTTCCAATCCTGTATTTCGCTTAATTGTTCTGGCGGCTTGGGTTAACAATTCCATCCGGTGAACAAGGATCAGAACCCGCCCGCCCGACTTATCAATGTATCGTTTTGCTATTGCGGAGAATGTGACCGTCTTACCTCCACCAGTAGCAAGCTGCGCGACAATTCGCCCGTGTTGCTTCAGCGACCGTGCTATGTTTTCAACGAATCGCTCTTGGTAATCTCTTAGTTGCATAACTTGGTTGCCTTTGTTTTGTTTTTTGCTCTGTATTGATAGTTTTTTTGTTTTACGCATTCTTTACATGAATTAGATTTACCCAAAAAAGAATTTGCAGATTTCCCAAAATCTCTATTGAGTGATTTTAGCTTTTTACATATTGAACAGTATCTTAATCCTGCATTTGCCAATTCTTTTCTGTAATTATTTTTTCCAACATCATTAACTCCAATTCTAACAAGAACGCATGATTTGCAAATATTACCTTTATAAAAATCCCTTAACATTCTTTCAGAATTACAACATGAACATATCTTGCCAACCAAAATACCATTGTCATATATTCCAAATTTATTTAAATAATCTTCTTTGTTTTTTATACTATTACTTTCAATTCCCCAATTGGTCATGTTTCCTCTTTTATAGCTAATTTCCTGACTAATTGAATGGCTTGTAATAACTAAATTTTCAATTCGGTTGTCTAATTTGTTTTTGTTTAAATGACAGACCTCCTCTCCTTTGTTTTTTATTCTCATAAAAACATTATAAACCAAAGTGGCTACCCGCCAAGTTTTTGAAACGCCATCACATGATAGTTTTACAGATGGGTCTCCATGCAAAGAATTAATAAATTGCTTTAAAATCTTTTCTTTAACCCATATTTGATTTTTGCTACTATTAACATATCTACCAATTGATTTAACTCTTCCAAAATTTGAAACATTGTAAATACCATCATAACCAAGTACGTCTCGCCATTCTTCTCCTTCAATATCTAGTAATGATAAGTTTAAGTGAGGAGGATTTATTTTTGTTTTCATAAATTTAAAAGCCCTTAAAAAGGCTGCGGTCAGAGCGGCTCCGGTGTTATCCTTTGCCTCGCAGCCCCTTTAAGGGCAAAAAGTTTTACATTCATTCAGGCTCTGACCTCTGAACATGACAAATTTACTCAAATTTTCCTTTGTGATGAACAAACATTGCAACATCACCCGTTATTTCCTGATAGAAAGAAACCTCAACAGGCTTTTCAAACCAACCGTAATATCTTTCCAGTGCGTGTTTGAGCAGCGACTGGGTGACATTGTTTGCGATTGCAGCGATCCTTACCCGGTAATCATAGCCGTGCCGGGTTGTTTTCATGCAGACAAACTGCTCAATGGCCTTACCGAGATTGGCATACATCTCTTTGTTGTACTTGCGTATCATATCCAAGTTGTGAACATTACGCTCAGGTCTTCTTTGTTTCATCTTAAAATTCTGGTTGGTTAATTGATTTGATTCGGTTAATTGCATCCTGTGCGGCTTGTTCAAACTTGATCAGACCTGCGATGTACTTATCTATTTCAGGCATCATTTCATCGCGTGTGATCCTCTTGATCCATATCGGGCATACTTCCAGTTCCGGACAGTATGAGATAAAGTCAACCCATTGAATCTGATCCGAGCAGATGAATGCTGAAAGACCTTGCGCCAAGTGTTCGGTTGGAAACTTGTTTTGCCTGATGTAAGTGCAGTGCTTTTTCGCACGTGGCGATTTGATTTCAATCGCACCTGAGCCGTCTGGTGTGATACCGTCTGGACTGAATCCAAAGTATGGCATGTTGTCAGGCTGCACGAATCCGTACACGTTCAGCTCGTTGCTTGTGAGTCGGATGTACTCAGCCCGTGCCAGAGGCTCAAGGTCTTTGCCTCGAATCATATCAAAAGATTCGAATGTGTCATCATTATCTGAGCAGCCCGTGAGCCGCTCAGATACGATTTGATCAACATAGGTCAGCCATTCAGACTTAACTACTCTGCCCAGACTACCGCCTGTTATTTTGCCGACGCGGAGTTCAAACCACTCCGGGCTGCCTTGTTGGATGTTGTGGATGATCATGGTTGCTCCCCTTCCATCAATTCAGCCTTCCTTTGATCCTTAGCCGCCACGACCTGATCCATCTTTGCAACTTTTGCCGTGAGGCGTGTATAGACATCTTTTAATTGATCAAGTGTTGCAGCCTCCTGAATTGATTTGATCGCCACCTGAATGACGGCAGGATCAACCTGTGCAGGTGCAGGCTGTTGTGGTGCGTATGTCCTGATTCTGAGCGCATCTGTTTCCGTTCCGAATGCGCTAATCATAGTTGTGTAAAGTTGAATCCGTGTGCCTTTCCATTTTTCAACGTATGGTGATCCGGCAAGTTTAGCGACCGTCTTTGAATTGGTCGCATTAAGGATCATCGGTTTCCATCCCGGCTCGACAAAGTGAATAACAAGCGCATCTGATTTTTTGCCTTTGTCATCCGGTACCTGCTCCTGCCGTGCGTCACGAATAGTCAGGATTACTTCGCTGCCATCAGGTGGCATGGCATAAGTTCCTAAGTAGTCAGGGTTTCTCAATTTTTTCCAATGAGTTAAAGTTTCCATGTGTTTTAAAATGTGTAAAGTTTGTCAAGTTCTTTTTTTAGGTCAAGTGAGTGAGCCATGATGAACATCACTATTCTTTTTTTAGTTGCATCATCCAAGTATGGATGACCATCAACAAGTAATTTCAGCCTCGATTCGAGTGCTTCGAACTTCTGATGAGCGTTTTTGATAGCCTGCGCAGTCATATCCCAAAGTGATAATTAAAAAACTGAGTGTAATTGTGCGACAGTACGGCATCGACCTCAGCCCATACTTTGAAAAATTCGGCTTCTGCAATCGGTATGGCATCCATCCGGTCTGCAAATGATAATAATGTTCTTTTTACGTGTTCGGCATTGTCGCAATGACTTACCGAATTAACGCCCTGCCCTGCTATGATCGTTGTCATGTAGGGCAATTCGGGTCTGGCATCGATCATAATATAGATCGGCTTTCCCGGCTTTTTAAAGAAATGAAATTGGTTCATGTGTTTCGGTTTAGATTGTGGCAAAGATATAATTTTATTTTATCCTGCAAGTATTTAGATAAATTTTTTTTACCTTTGCCCGGATCAAATACAACAGAACGATGGCAAACTACAATATAGAGCTAAAAAACAAGCGCAAAGAACTGGGATTGACCTTGAGCGAAGTTTCCGAAATGACCGGGATAGCCATACCCAACATAAGTATGTATGAAAATGGGATAAAGAACCTGACCGAATCGCGTTATCTGCTACTTGATGCGGCACTGGATAAAATTATTTTGCTG